TTGTTCGTAAGTGGAACATGACACCACTTGCTCAGGCTATGCCAGATAAATACAAACACAAAGACCCTATCGTTGCTTATCGCAGATATGTTGTTAACGAAAAACATTACGCTAAGTGGGAAAAGGGTAGACCAATACCTAATTGGTGGCACAAGGAGGCAGTATGACAGGAATAGAAATAGCAATAGTTTCTGATGAGAATACTAAGATGCATTATGTGTATGGTACTTATGAAGAAGTTGAAGAATATGCAGAGCGTTTAAACGGTTGGGTATTAAGATACTTTGACCATTTAAATCCATCAACCGTTCAATCTAAATTTACTTATGTTGGAAAAGGTAATGACCCATATCAAACTAGTAGAACTTTTAATTATCTTTTGAAAAAGGTAGTTGACATTGAGAAATGGTAGGAGTATAGTATGCAAATGATTAATAGTTCTGAAACAAAATTGGTAAACGAAAAACAATATCAAGCCTTTACTAACTTTGTGAATGATAACTATAAGGAACTTTATGAGAATAAAGTTTGTTATGAAATTAATAGAACAGGAGATAACTTTTTTATAACTCTGTTTGAAAATGACATAGCAAATTTAAGTGAAATATTTGATGTTTCCCCAATGGCATGATACGTAGCCCTCATATTTACACTTCCTTTATCGTATCATTCGATACTCAAGTATTGAACAAGTTTAGGGTCTTGTGCCTAAAAACCCTATATGCTATAATAGATTTATTTTAAGGAGTATATATTATGTATGAATATGTAAAAGGAAAAGCTATGTGGGCTAACATAACCACACCTAATACTAGGTTTAAACCACATAAGTATGGACTTACTGTTTTAACTGATGATGAGACTGCCACTAAATTAGAAGGCATTGGCTTATCGCAAGTTAGGACTAGAGCAGGAGAATCTAAGTACGAAGAACCGGCATTTACTTTTAGCAGAAGAGCGTCTAGAAATGATGGTACTTTGAATGAAGCTCCTAAACTTCTAGATTCTGATGGTAATGATTTAGATTCATTAGTAGGTAATGGTTCTGAAGTTACTGTTAAAATAAAACCATATAACAATGATTACGGAAGTTTTGCTGAATTAGTAGCAGTTAAGGTTGAAAATCTGGTAGAATATTCTGAATCTGATTCTGAAAATGAGGAGTTTTAATTATGATTATTACAGTAAAAAAAGAAGATGGTGAAGTCGTCTACGATATAAATAAGATTACAGACGAGGCAAAGCAAGGAGAGGCTAGAGTTATAATTTCTAAGGTAGGTAATTTAGATACTGTAACTGAAGCACTAAGTTTTGCCTCGGCTACTCACAGAGCTAACTTAGAGAAATTGTTAGAGGACAGCCCTGAAGCGAAAGTAGAAGAGGTTGTTGAGGCTGAGGAAGTAGAAGAGTCTAAAACAAAGACCGTCAAAAAATAACATAACAGGAGGGCTTATGGATAGCAGTTGGGACAAAGTTCACCAACCGTGTCCCCTATGTGGTAGCAGTGATGCAGTAGGGGTTAACAAAGATGGCTCGGCAAAATGTTTCAGTTGTGGAGAATTTATGCCGAAGTATGATGAAAAAAATAATGAAGGAAGTAATATGCAAAAACAAAATACCAATACGTTTAAACAGACTGAATCTTTAGATGACGGTTTGTTTTCAGCGTTGTCTGACAGACACATTTCAAAAGCAACAGCAGAGAAGTATGGAGTAAAAGTTGTCCATGATTTGCAGGGCAAAGTAATTAAACATTTATATCCATACTACAATGGTCATGAGCTTTCAGCTACAAAGACTAGAGTTGTAAAAGATAAAAACTTTTTCTTATCAGGTAGCTATAACGAAACAGGTTTGTTTGGTCAACAACTATTTAGTAGTGGTAAGTATGTCACGATTACTGAAGGTGAATGTGATGCAATGTCAGCCTATGAATTGTTAGGCAGTAAGTGGGCAGTTGTTTCTATCAAGCGTGGAGCAGCCGGTGCAGTCAAAGATATAAAAGAAAGTCTTGAATACTTTGATAACTTTGAAAACGTGGTCATTGCTTTTGATAATGACAAGGCAGGAAAAGAGGCTTCAACAAAAGTTGCTAGACTGTTTAAACCGGGCAAGGCTATGATTCTTACTTTGCCTAATGGTTGGAAAGACCCTAACGATATGCTTAGAAATAACAAGCATAAAGAATTTGTTGAGGCTTTCTGGACTGCTAAAGTTTACACTCCATCAGGTGTTATAAATGTATCTGAGCAAAGAGAAAAGTTTCATGACAGGGAAAAGAAAGATAGTATTCCTTATCCTTGGGAAGGTTTAAACAAGAAGCTTTATGGTTTGCGACAAGGAGAGTTAGTTACTTTGACAGGTGGCACAGGGCTAGGTAAGTCTTCAGTTACTAGAGAACTTGAACATCACTTGATTAAAAACACGACAGATAATGTTGGAGTGATAGCTCTTGAGGAGGATTGGAGAAGAACGATAGATGGCATACTTTCTATTGAGGCTAATGCCAGATTGTATATCGACCAAGAGAGAGAAAAGTTTAGTATAGAAGAATTAGATAAGATGTTTAATATTCTTTACGATGGCGAAAATAAAAATAGAGTATGGATTCATTCTCACTTCGGTACTAATGACATTGATGATATTTTTAGTAAATTAAGATTCATGATTGTTGGATGTGACTGTAAATGGATAGTAGTAGACCACTTACATATGTTAGTTAGTGCTGTATCTGAAGGAGATGAAAGAAGAGCTATTGACAATATTATGACTAGGCTTAGAAGTATTGTAGAAGAGACAGGAGCAGGTATTATTTTAGTATCTCACCTGAGAAGAGTTGATGGTAATAAAGGTCATGAAAATGGTATAGAGGTAAGTCTATCTCATTTACGTGGCTCAAACAGTATAGCTCAACTATCAGATTGTGTAATAGCTTTAGAAAGAAATCAACAGTCTGATGACTATGATGAGTCAAGAACAACGAGAGTACGTATCTTAAAATCAAGATATACAGGAGACGTTGGTATGGCTTCTCATTTGCTTTACGATACTGAAACAGGTAGACTTAGTGAGATGTCTGATTCAGATATTGAAGTTGACTATGATGACAAAGCGTTTTAATTATGGATTTAGTTTTTGACATAGAAACAGATGATTTAAAAGCAACTAAGATTTGGTGTATTGTTGCCCAAGATTTAGAGACAAACGAAATATTTAAGTTCCCACCTAAAAAATTACAGGATGGTTATGACTTACTTATGTCGGCTGATACTTTGATTGGGCACAATATAATTGGTTTTGATATACCAATGATAGAAAAATTTGCAGGTATAAAACTATCTGATAAGAAAATTTTAGATACTTTGGTTATGTCAAGACTGTTTAATCCTACTAGAGAGGGAGGACACAGTCTAGAGACTTGGGGTTTTAAGTTAGGCTTTAACAAGATAGAGTTTGAAGATTATCTTAATTACTCATCTGAAATGTTGAACTATTGTGTTAGAGATGTACAGCTAAATACTTTAGTGCTTAAAGAGTTGCAGAAAGAATCAAAAGGATTCTCTAAACAATCTTTACAGCTAGAAACATCAATAGCTGACGTAATGAAAAAACAAGAGATTGCAGGATTTAAGTTTGATGAAAAAAAAGCAGAGCTACTTTTAGCAGAGCTTAGAGAAAAGAAACAAGAGATAGAAGATGAAGTTCATACAACTTTCAAACCAAAATGGGTTGATGATAAATTAGTTACACCTTACATTAAAAAAGACGGGACTCTATCGAAAAGAGGTTTATCAGATGAAGAATATCAAAGGTGTTTAAACACTTCTAACTTCGAACCTTTTATGAGAAAGACTTTACAAGAATTTAATCTTGGTAGTAGAAAACAAATAGGAGAATACTTAGTTGACTTTGGTTGGAAGCCAGAAAGATTTACTCCAACAGGTCAACCTATAGTTGATGAGAAAACTTTATCTGAGATAACTCATATCCACGAAGCAAAGTTAATAGCTGACTTTTTACTATTACAAAAAAGAATAGCTCAGATTGAATCGTGGTGTGAGGCAGTACAAGAAGATGGAAGAGTACATGGTTTTGTTATACCTAATGGAGCTATAACAGGAAGAATGACTCATAGGAATCCTAATATGGCTCAAGTGCCTAGCGTAAACTCTGAGTATGGAAAAGAGTGTCGGGCTTGTTGGGTTGCAGAAGAGGGATATAATTTAGTAGGTATTGATGCTAGTGGCTTAGAGATAAGGATGTTAGCTCATTACATGAATGACGAGGAGTTTCGAGATGAAATTATCAATGGAGACATACACACAGCTAATCAAAAATCTGCAGGACTTGAATCTAGAAATCAGGCAAAGACATTCATCTATGCACTCATGTACGGAGCAGGAGATGAAAAGCTTGGAAAAGTGGTTGGAGGAAATACAGGAGATGGTAAAAGAGCTAGACAACATTTCTTCGATAATAAGCCTACATTTAAATCTCTTGGAGACAGGGTTAGAAGAGCATCGTCTAAGGGTTACCTCAAAGGTTTAGATGGAAGGAAGTTATATATTAGAAATGCACACGCTGCCCTAAATACTTTACTTCAAGGAGCAGGAGCTATTGTAATGAAACAGGCTTTAGTTTTGTTAGACAGTAAGCTACGTTTAAACAGTATTGATTATAACTTTGTTGCTAATATCCATGATGAGTGGCAAGTAGAAGTTAAAGAATCACAAGCAGAGTATGTTGGACAATGTGCTGTAGATGCTATAATAGAAGCAGGAGAATTATTAAATCTTCGATGCCCTCTAGACGGGGAGTACAAGATAGGAGGAGACTGGAGTGAAACACATTGAAGGATATGATTGGAAATTTGATAGAGTTAACTCTAAAGGTAAAGTAATTTTTAAACATAATACTAAAGAATCTTTAGAGGATGTAAAAAAGTTTTTAAATAAAAAAAATATTTATTTTGAAGAAACTAAAACACAAATGGTAAGAATTTATTTTGATGATAAAATGTATTCATATTATTATACTACGGGAAGATGGTCTCCCTATAACCCTAGTGGTTATCCTAAAAAACATTATTATTCAAAAAATATTGAAGATTTTTTTACTAGATTTTTAAAAGGAGATTCTAATGAAACCCACTAAAAAAGATAGAAAAAAGTTTGACATAGATTTAGAGTATGGAGAGATTCGTGAAGATAAAATTAAAGATATGCTTACCAATAAAAAAGTAGAAGTTAAGTCAGAGCGTGATATGTGGATGAAGACAGGTAACATCGCTATTGAATATGAGTGTTGGAATAAACCATCAGGGATAAAAGCAACAGAGTCTGATTATTGGTTTCATAATCTTTGTATTGGCGATGAAGAATATTGTACGTTGGTTTTTAAAACAGATACGTTAAGAAAAATTGTAGATAAGCTTGATTACTTTAAAACAGTTTCAGGTGGAGATAACAATGCAAGTAAAATGTTTTTAGTTAATATACAAAAACTTTTTTCTAGTGATGTTATAAAATCATTTAAGGAGTTAGAGGATGACAAAAAAGAAAACACTTGATACATTAGTAGAAGATATCTACGGTAAACTTTCTGTATTAGGTGAAGGTAAATCTCTTGACCTAGATGAAAAAACTATTGATGATTTTGGAGAGTCAATGAAAACTATTCTTAGTGAATGGTCTAATCCAAAACCTAGAGATAGTGGTACTCTTCGTATGTCTAATATTGGCAGACCAACAAGACAGTTATGGTACGATTTAAAATCAACAGGAGAAAGTACAGAGGTTATTCCTCCTTCTGTTTTTATAAAGTTTTTATATGGTCATCTTCTTGAGGAAGTTTTATTGTTTTTAATAAAACTATCTGGACATAAAGTTGACAATGAACAAAAAGAAGTAACCGTTTCAGGAGTCAAAGGACACATGGACTGCACTATTGATGGAGAAGTGGTTGATATTAAAACTGCATCTGGATTTGCATTTAAAAAGTTTAAAGAAGGTACACTAGCTGAGCAAGATACATTTGGTTATTTACCTCAGTTGGCAGGTTATGAGGAAGCTGAAGGTACAAATGAAGGTGGATTCTTAGCTATGAATAAAGAGTCAGGTGAGATAGCTTTGTTTAGACCATCTGAGTTTGACAAACCTAATATTAAAACAAAAATAAAAAAGGTTAAAGATTCTTTAAAGTTAGAGACTCCTCCAGAACTTTGTTATAATCCAGTTCCAGAGGGCAGCTCAGGAAATATGAAACTTCCTAGAGAGTGTGTTTACTGTAGACACAAATTTGAGTGTCATAAAGATTCTAATGAAGGTAAAGGATTAAGAGTGTTTAAATATTCTAAGGGTCTTACGTATTTAACTAAGACTCCTAAACCACCTAAAGTTTTAGAGGTAACAAATGAATGGAAAAAAAGCACGACAGCTTCGTAAGAAAGCTAAACATTTATTAATTGATTGGATTAGAAGTATGACTCCAGAGGGAGAAGACTCTAAAAAAATTAATGAAAAAAATTTACATAAGTTTTTACCTGAGCAAACACACGTTTACTTAAATAATAAATTTATGTTGAGTGCTTACTCTTATAGATGGTTTTATAAAAAAATAAAACAAAACCCTGATGCTACTTTGGAAAATATAAATGATTAAATATAAATTCAATGAAGATAAAATATTAAAAGATATTAAAGACTATATTGATTTAACTTATAATCAACATTATGGCAATGGTAAGTATCAGGCAACAGATATGATTATTGATTCCGGTCATGGTGAGGGCTTTTGTATTGGCAACATTATGAAGTATGCTATGAGATACGGAAAGAAAGACGGTAAGAATATAAAAGATTTACAAAAAATTATTCACTACGCAATTATTAATATATATTTAGAACAGGAGGTAGATAATGAGCGTTAAAACAACAGGATTCCAAACAGTAGAAGTCGGAATGTACATAGACAAAAAGAAAGTAGTTAAGATAGAACATACAGACTATGGTAAATTTAAGTCTGGAGTTAGACCATATTTAAAATTAATAATGGAAGATGGCTCAGAAATATACAACTCTACAATGTTACATGGAGAATTAAAAGATGGTTGAAGATAAAGTAGGAACTAAACCTTATCTAGGGATAGTAATAGATTACGATAAAGAAAAGAAGCTAGATAAATTTAGTTTAGATACACTCAAGGACAGATACTTCTGGGATGATGAGACTCATGCTCAAGAAGCTTTTGCTAGAGCTGCAGTTTTTGGAGCTACTTTTAAAGGCGAGACAGACTTTGAATTAGCACAAAGACTTTACAACTATAGCTCTGACCTTTGGTTTATGTTCAGTACTCCTATTCTTAGCAATGGTGGTACAAGTCGTGGTCTTCCTATCAGTTGCTTTTTAAATTATGTCCCTGATAGTAGAGATGGTTTGTCAGCCCACTACGATGAAAATATATGGTTAGCAAGTTCAGGTGGTGGTATTGGAGGATACTGGGGAGATATAAGAAGTAACGGTATTTCTACTTCTAACGGTAGTCGCTCTACAGGAAGCATACCTTTTATTCATGTTGTTGATTCTCAAATGTTAGCCTTTAATCAAGGTGTAACTAGACGTGGTAGCTATGCAGCTTATATGGATATCTCTCATCCTGAGATAGAAGAGTTTATCAACATGAGAAAAGAGTCTGGTGGAGACATAAACAGAAAGTGTTTAAACTTACACAATGGTATAAATATAACTAATGAATTTTTACAAGCTGTACAAGAAGATGCAGATTGGAGATTAGTAGACCCTAAAACAGGAGAAGCTGTTAAAATAGTTAAAGCCAGAGACTTGTGGTGGCAAATAATCTATGCACGTGCAGAAACAGGTGAGCCATATATGGTAAACATTGACACTTGTAATGAGGCTTTACCAAAAGAACAGAAAGATTTAGGATTAGAAATAAAACAAAGTAACTTGTGTTCTGAGATTACTCTTCCTACCAACGAAGAGAGAACCGCAGTATGTTGTTTATCTAGTGTTAATTTAGAACACTTTGACAAGTGGTCAAAAGATGAAATGTTTATTTCTGATTTAATCACTATGCTTGACAATATTTTACAACATTTTATTGACAATGCAGTTGACACATCTCAATTAGGAGAGTATAATGCTAATTATAAAAGGTTTAAAAACTATGTTAGGGAAGGCAAAGAGGGTTTTACAAAAGCAACTTATTCAGCCTATCGTGAAAGGTCT